ATTGTAAAAAGATAATCCATTAATATCAGTATCTGATACTCCTTTACCAAATCTATTATTTGTTAAGTAATCCAATAAACAAAAGGCCGGATTAGATGAGTAGGCATAACTGCCACTAATATTTCCACTAGCATCTACAGATCTAACTTTTTTACCCTGGAGCAAACAAGTAATATTCGGTAAAGATGTATAAACATCAGAATTATAGCGAACCTTAAAGGCTATATATCCAACTCCTCTCAATCGGTGAGATGTTCCAACAGATGTTAATTCATTTAAAAGATCACTTACTACCTGGTCATCTCTACCATCCATAAACTCTAAGGCTAAATGCCAGGTATTAGTAATAGATCCATCTGCCGGATCTTCAAAATCTGCAAACTTTCCATAATAGATTTGATGATGAGTAAAACTACTTGGAGATGTTCCTGCACTAGATGGGCTAGTATTAAAATCCTCTACTTTGACATCATCCAATAAAACTTCTTTGAGAGCTGAGAGCTGCCCTTCTCCTAGAACTAATGCTCCATACAAAAATTCATTATCCGATCCAGAAACCTCAAGCTGCGTAATCGTGCCTCCAACTCTACGCAATCCATAAATAACTGGGATACCTCTACTAGAACTAGCTTTGTTTACTAAGACACCTTCATTCTGAGATGTAGGATCATTAATACCATTATCAAAATCTGGTACTTCTGGGATAGGTATAATCCAAGATACAACTTCTTCTACGACATCTACAACAACTTCTACGACATCTTCAACAACGTCTACTATATCTTCTACGACATCTTCAATGACATCTACAACACCACCCATTAGTTATATCTCCAATTCTTGCCCACTTCTTTAAATCCAAACTTTGTAAATAAATCATCATAATCTTTTTCGGAAGATATTTGAAAATAAATAGGATCTTCTTTTGCTATTTGTTTCACCATGTCAATTAATGTCTTAACTGTTTTATAGTTTCTATATTCTGGCAAAACATAAAGCCAATACACATTATAAACAGTTTCATTTGACCACCAATAATGCTGCCTTACTAATCCCAGGGAAGCTATAAGATTATCTTTTTTTTCATCCCTAGCACAAAGAATAACTCCCTTTTGACAAAACACATCCAAGGTTTTAAATAATTTATCTTCATCAAGAGTGGGAATATCTCTATGTCTAAATTCTCTCCAGAATTTCTTACCAAATTCAAATAGATCATCTAGATCTTTATCAGTAGCTTTATAAAACCTGGCCATTATGTTTTCTTACCCCATTTAATTTCTTTGATCTGATCTGCAAATTCAAATCCTAAATCATTAGCAAAGAATCTCTGCTGCGTTTCATTATTAGTAATTCTTCCATTTACTTGTCCAGAATTAGCAAAATGGCTTTCTATATCTAATTTAACTGTAGCTGTTTGAGTATTATCTACAATCTCATATCCATTAATAAAACCTTTATAGAGTAAAAAAGGATCAGCGATAATAGCATTAGAGCTATCTAACAATGCTCTATAAATTCTTACAGTGTTATGAGTAATATTATTATTTAAGACCAGGGAGATATAAGTTTGATTAACTCCAGTCACTGATAGATTTAACCTGGATACATTAACACCGGCACTTTCTTGAACATTAGTGACATCTAACAAGATACCAGATGAGAGATAAGTTTGGGATGTTCCAGAAATATCAGAAACTAAATCAAAAGAATTTTCTGTAAAATAAACTGTAGTAGATGTGAGATCTATTTCTACTAAATGAACTGCATTAACATTTCTTGTTGCGTATTCATTTTTAACTGCTGTAGTTAAACCTCTTGCCATTAAAGAGCCTCAATAACATCTAACTCAAAATTGAATACTAGGTTTCCATCCTTGTCTACTGTTCCTGCTGCATATTCTTGAAGATCGGAAGTTAATCTCACAGTCATATTAAGATTATCAAAAGAGATCGCAGTTCCAGATACAGCTTCTCTTAATGGAGGCTCAATGGTTAATGTATTAGTAGCTGAAATATCAGATGCATCATCTACCACCATATAAACCTTATCATGGTTAGCAAAGGTAATCAGATCTCCATTGAGGAGGCTTCCTGTTCCTGTACCGGCTAAAGTAATAGTCGTATCTCCTGCACTTGCAGTTCCTGTAGGTGATCCGGCAGCTGTTCCCCTGGCATTACCTAATCCCCCAGGTAAAGGTAAAGTAAAACTTTCTTTCTTAGATCTTTGTTTCATTAAGAAACCAACAATGGGCATAAAATCTGCTTTGGATTGTGGAGGGAAAGATAGAGTTAAACTAAATCTCTGGCTATCAATTTGCCTGGTATAAGTTGTTCCATCATCAGCGACAGATGTTAATGTTCTTTGATTAGATTTAAGATTTAATCCAGAATAGTTTGTATTGGGAAATGTTCCTGCCATTAAATTACTGCCTCTCTGCCTTTATCTGTTACTGCTTGATTTATCATATTTACAATCGTGCCTCTTTCATTTCTTAGTAATGCTCTAAATCCTCTTGTGTCTACTGCATTGATAGTAAAGTTTACATTGACAGCTCTTCCCATAGATCCATTAGGTAAGATTGTACCATTAGATTCTGGTACAAAAGTTTCACGACCATTCTCTCCCACTGTATAAGGCTGCCCTGCGAATACTCTACCACCAGTCTGTCTTGGAGGAGCTGCTGATCTTATTTGAGCTACAGTTGCTAAACCTCTTGCAAGTTCTGCACCGGCTACACCGATATTTAATGGAAATGGATAAGTGGCAAGAGCATTAGATACAGCTCTATAAGTATTGATAGTTGCCATAGCAATCTGGAAAGCCTGGTAGGCTCTAAAGGCATCTTTATTCAATCCAGATATTCTAGATAAGGCATCTCCAACAGCACCTATGATTTGTTCTTGGCCTTGTTTCTCTAATTTAACTCTAGTAGAAATTTCATCTTCTTTTGCTTTTGTTATTCTATCTTCATAGTATTCATTTAATTTTTCTTTTTGTTTTAAATATTCTTCATCAGTTAATAAACCTAGATCATTAGCTTCCTCTAAAGCTGCTATTTCTTTTCTTTTTTGTGCTTTAATTTGTTTGATTAATCCAACACCAGTTTTATCTCTAATTTGTCTTAGCTTTTCAAAGATATCATCTTCCTCTATGTTTACTGGGCTAATCTCCATAGCTGTTAATGATATTTCTCTTAATTCACCTAATTTAGAAATGACACCATCAGTAGAAGTAATAACTGCATCCTGGCTCTTATTTAATCTCATGTGAGCATCTATTAGAGTATCTATTGCACCCTTATAACCTTCTTGCCCTCTTTCAAATCCTAATAATCTAGCTATGAATAAATCTAATCTATCAATGTTATTATCTATTTCTGGATAGAGATCTCTTAAACTTTGCTCAATGCCAAATCCTAAAGGCATATCTAAAATCAAATCTCTAGTGCTTACATTTAATTGATCTATAAGGCTAGTTGTGGTGGAAACTGCTGTTCCTAATCCTGTAATAGATTTAGCTAAAGTAAATCCAATAGCATTAGCAAAAGCCTCTATTTCTTCTTTGTTATCTTCTAAGGCTTGATTTAAATCACCAAATTCTGATTTTAATTCATCAAAAAATCCTTTTGCTATATCTTTCTGGAAATTAAAATACTTATCTCCAATCATGGAGAGAGTACCTTCTAATGTGGTAGCTAGGTCATCTGTTGCTTTAGCAAATTGACCATCACCGGCAAATAATTCTTCAAACCTTGCTACAGTTTCTTCAGCTGTAACTTTTGCACCATTCTGAAAACCTAATAATGCTCTAACACCTCTTTCTCTAAAGAGATCGGCAGCTCCGATACCACCAGAAAATGCTCTTTGGATCTGAGATGATGTAGTTTCAAAATCTAATCCAGTAACAGCTGCGACATTACCAGTGATCTCTAATATTCTATTAAGATCATTAGCATCTTTAGCTACAACAGCTAGATTACCAGATGCTCTAGATATCTCCTCCAGGGAGAATGGAACTCTACCGGCAAATTTAGATAAATTATCAAAAGCTACTTGGCCTTCTTCTACAGATCCAAACAAGAACTTAAATCTTACTTGGAGGCTTTCTACTTCTTTTCCTACATTAACAAAAGATCTTAAAACAGCTCCTGCACCTAATCCAATAAGTGCATTTCTTAGATTAAATATGGATTGTTTTGTTTTATCTAAATTTCCTTGAACACCATTTAGGGCTTGTTTTGTTTTATCTCTAGCAAGGATGTCAATGTTTAATTGTTTAGCCATTATCTTCTTTTACCCTTCATCTTCATCTTATTCAATTCTTTTTGTTGTTCATCTTGCTTTGCCTCAAAATATGCTATCCACATATTAAATTCTTCTACTGGCATTTGCATAATCTCGCCAATAGTTTTGTGAAGCTGCTCTGCTAGGAAAAAGTGAAATCTGAAATGACTGTCAGAATTTATTTTTTTTTTAATGTTTGGATACTATCATTTGATGTACCTAGAATTTGACTAGCTACTCTCCCAATGATATCTGGATCAACAAATTTACGCATCTTAATCTTACTCTCTAGATCAAACATTTTTTCTCCATCTTTTGTTTCTGCTTTTTTGATGATGACATCAATTAAGACAGTCAAATCATTATCGTTTGATCCTTTAAAGATTTCAGATTTTTCTAGTAGTGTAAAAGGTTTAACATAAATGGCATCTTCGCCAACTAAACCCCACTCTTCAACTTCTATAATTTTTATTTCCTGGTGTTTAAAGTGCTGTATCGCACCTTCCAGGTAATCCTTTTTAGGCATTTAAATTATACAGTTGTAGTGCTTACACCACCAGAAAACTGAACATTGATAGTTCTAGAAATAACACCATCAAGTGTAACTGCTTGAGATACACCAGTAACTAAAGCTGTTCCTGTGTAGTATGTATCACCAGAGTCAGCACCTTCTGGATATAAGTTCAAAGTTACTTCTGCACCGGTAGTTAATGCACCTTGTCCTGTTGCATCTGTTTCATCCCAGTGGCACTCAACAGTAGCAGTAGCATCAGATCTTAATACTTTGTAAGTCTTAGCTGTATCAGTTAGTGAAGTATCTTCAACTGTGTCATTTGTTTCATCAATAGTAAAACCAGTAACTTCAGCTACTGTGTTAGCTCCTACTTTGACTACTCCGGCTGTTCCGACATGTGTTGCCATTCGTTTACTCCTTCTTCATTTGTTTGTTGATCCTCTACTTTTACTTCTTTTTTCTTATAAGTTCTAGTAGATTTTTTCTCAGCTGAAAGTTTATATCCTTTAGCTAAAAATTTGTCTAGATTATCATCCCAGATTTCAACTGTATCAGATCCACTGGGCATAAATATTTTTATTCTATTTGCCATTATGATGTACCTCTAACAAATTCATAGAA